GGCAGGCGGTTAAAGCGGCGCATCAGTTCCCACAGCTGACCGCCCGCGCTGGCCGCGCCAGCCTGTTTAATTGCATTACCTGCCAGCAAGTTAAATGCGCCGCCGCTCATTTCACCGAGGCGATATTGAGCGTTAACGGTTTCAACGCGTGGCAATGTGCGCTTAACAAACGTCTTGGTTAAGTACGCATTGGCACGGGCAGTTCCCTGTGTTTTTTCCAGTTCAGTGACACGGCGCCTTACGTCCAGCTTGACCAGCATCGGCTGTTTTTCGAGTAACTCCTGCGCATGCACCAAAGCCGCAATCAGTTGATTGCGGCTGTGCATTTCCTCATAAGTGGGATAAGGGCTGGACAATGCCTGAATGGGCTTATTCCATTCATAAGCCCATTCAGTTGTGATTGATGGGGCGCTCATAATTCGAAAGCCAACTGCGGAATAAATAAATCCCGTACAGCATCATAGTTAAGCGAGCTGGCACTGTTCATAGACTCAATGCGCTCAACCAAAACGGCAGCTCTGGTTTCCTTGCTTGCTGGCGCATAAGCGCTTTTATTCCATGCCTTATCAATGCCGATATTGCGCGCAACATTGGTGCTGTCAGCCGAAGAAAGGGGGATGCGCTTAAAAAGGTCTTTATTGAGCATGCGCAGGCCATGCAGTTTTGTAACGGGATAACCATTATCATCAACGACATGACGGATCAGATCGCGAAGACGTGCGGCGCAATCCTTAGGCCTTCTGGCGTCATATTGCCCCATTGAGCCAATCGCAACGCGTGGAAATTCATGGCAGAGGCGAATGAAACGGTCATCGGATTCATTCATGTGCCAGACGGGTACACCAGTAATTTTTCCATGAGGCCACTGAGCTACAAGTTCATCATTCTCTTCGCCAGTACCGCCAATAACGTCTGGGATAATGGCAAATGCAAAACGAGGGTGATTAGCCCATCGGGCAACGAAGTCGTAATAGCTGTGCCAGTTCACAACGCGTTTTTTATTCCAGAAGCTAAAGGCGCCATGATCCACCGCGAAGCTCTGGCAAACCTCCGAGGCCAGCCTCAGCTGGCCGTGATTTGCGAAGCTGATAAAAGCGTGCCTGCCTTTCCATGCTTTCATGGCGCATGTTTCAGGTGTAATCGGACCGCCATGGAAATGAATCATGGGCGTTTCTCTTGCAGAACTGAATAATTCATGCGAGCCATTTCATCCCCATTGAAAACTGGCTCCGCTGGCTTCCTTAAAGCAATAATTTCTGCCGCCCGCTTTTTCTCGCCAGCAGCAACGCCAATCGAACGGGCCGTGTTGATTCTGGTGATGTCGAAAGCACGCAGGATGCTGCGG